CTGGTTTAATTTCCCCCTTAAACGACTCAAGAAGCCACGAAAATGACTGAGAAGGTCTTAATAGGTCACCAGACGACCGCAGAAGGCTTAGACGGGCTTCAAACGGTTTTGGGTAGGGACGCAGACCTGCAAATCCCGCTAATCGGCGTACAAACGCCCCGAATTCACACGCCATTGAACGATTTACCGTCACGCGGGGGTGAATTGATCGATTTAGCCACTGACCTGGGTATCGATCTAATGGACTGGCAGAAATTCGCGCTTATTCACACCCACAAATTCAAGGCTGACGGGCGGTGGGCAAGCCCAGTCAACACGATCGTGGTTGCACGCCAAAACGGAAAATCATTCTTGCAGCTGATCAGAATTTTGGGCGGTCTTTTCTTATGGGACGAAAAACTGCAAATCGGTTCGGCGCACCGCTTGTCAACGTCGCTGGAACAATTCAGGGCAATGGTTCAAATGATTGAAGGCAACGACAACCTGGCAAAACAGGTCAAGAAGATTCGCTGGCAACATGGCGGTGAAGAAATTGAGACGCTGACGGGTAATCGCTTCATTGTGCGCGCGGGCGGTTCGGCTGCCCGTGGTGTTTCCCGACCTTCGACGATTCACCTGGACGAATTGCGCGAAATGACCGACATTGAAAGTTTTGCGTCGCTTCGGTACACGCTAATGGCGGCAACCAATCCAATGGTCATGGCGTACACCAACGCGGGCGATTCCAGCAGCGTGGTGTTAAATCAATTTCGCGATCGTGCCCTGGCTTCAATTGCTGGGGTCGCTGACGACATTGGTTATTTCGAATGGTCAGCACCAACCGACGAAATCAGTGTGGAGAATGCGCGTCATTCAAACCCGTCAATGGGAACACTGATTCACGCCGACAACATCAAATCAGTATTGAACGACCCGCCTGACGTGGTCATGACCGAAGTGTTGTGCCGCTGGGTTGTTGCGATCAATAGCGCAGTCGACGCGGCTTCGTGGGGTAATTGCCTGGACAAATCAGCTGATCTTGACATTGACAAACTGACCTGGCTGGCAATCGATCTTTCGCCCGATAGACGCCATGCCAGTTTAATCGGGGCGCAGAAAATCGGGGGCGAACAATTTGTTGTGAAGTTGCTGCACACCTGGCAAAACGATCTTCAACTGGACGACAAAGCAATTGCAAACGATCTTGCAGATTATGCGCGAAAGTATCCAACGGAATACGTGCTTTACAGTCGCAAGACCAGTGCAGCCGTAGCCGCGCGCCTTGCACCCGCTGGCATTCCCGTTTTCGACATGGACACCGTTTACCCGCAGGCATGCGACGAAATGTTGTCAGCAATTAATTCAGGGCGTTTGAAACACCGTGGTCAGGCACAATTGTCTGAAGAAGTTTTGGCAGCGGTGCAATTGCGTCGCGGTGACGGCGGTTGGGTAATTGGACGACGAGCGTCACAATCGGTGGTTTGCGGTGCAGTGGCAGTTGCGCTTGCGACACATTTTGCGACACGCCCAGAGAATGATCTTGACATCATGGTGGGTTGATCGTATAAGCCTGACACAATTTGCACATGGGATTTTTCGATCTATTCACGCCAAAGGTTTCTGCTGCCGTTCCAGTTGAAGCCACCAACGTGGACGCAGCTGCTATCGCGCCGTATTATTCGGAAGTAGGAAATTTATTTCTATTCGGCGGCGTGATAACGGCTTCGCGTGCCGAAGCAATGAGCGTGCCAACGTGTGCGCGTGCGTTGGGAATCATTCAAACAATTGCGTCACTGCCTATGCATACACGCAACGAAGCAACAGGCGAAAAGGTGTCACAACCGCGCGTGATCAATCAGCCTGACCCACGCATTCCAGGTGCGACGTTTTGGTCATGGATTATTTCAGATTTATTCTTTTTCCCTTCAGCGTATGCCTACGTTATGGACAGGTACGCAGACACGGGCAAAATCCGTGCAATGGAACGCGTTGCACCTGAGCGCGTAACAATTCAAACAAACGGCATGGGTTATGAAATTGTTTCGTACCAAATCGACGGTTCTTATGTAGATCCTGCAAACCTGGTTGTTTTCCAGGGTACGCAAGAAGGTTTGCTGAGTCGCGCAGGTCGTACAATTAAGGCAGCGGCTGCACTTGAACGCGCTGCAATGAATTTTGCAGTTGAACCAATCCCACAAATGGTTTTAAAATCAAACGGCACATCATTGCCAGCCGATCGCGTTTCAAAGTTGCTGAGTGCATGGCGCACGGCGCGTGCAAACAAATCAACGGCGTTTTTGAATGCTGACGTAACACTTGAAACACTGGGCTATGACCCAAAGAATTTGCAGCTGAATGAAGCGCGCAATTACGTTGCACTTGAATTATCACGTGCATGCGGTTTGCCTGCGTACTTCACCGATTCGCAACAGTCTTCATTTACTTATTCGAACGCACTTGATAAGCGTCGCGACCTGGTTGATTTTGCATTCCGCAATTTCATGTCGATCATTGAGCAACGTTTATCTTTTGCGGATTTCACCCCAGCAGGAAATCGCGTGTCGTTTGATTTAGACGACTTCCTTCGTGGAAACCCTTACGAGCGCGCGCAGGTTTATGAAATCTTGAATCGTATCGGCGCAATGTCGATCGACGAAATACGCGAGGAAGAAGACATGCTGCTATGAAAAAAGTAATCACACCAATGCAAATCACGGCGGCAGATTCAAACAGTCGCACAATCTCCGGGCGCATTGTCACGTTTGAAGAAACTGGTAACGCGTCAATTGGCAAGGTTCAATTTGCTGCTGGCAGTATTGAACCAACTGCGGTTTTATTAAACCTTGAACATGACCGTACGCGTCGAATTGGCAAAACACTTTCAATTGAATCAAGCGAAAAGGGAATTGACGCGACTTTCAAAATCGCTGAAACAACCGCAGGCAATGACGCACTTGTCGAAGCGCAAGAAGGTTTGCGCGACGGATTCAGCGTTGAAGTTTCATTTGATGAATACGAAACACTTAAAGACGGCACGGTTCGCATTCTTATGGGTGAATTGACAGGCGTTGCACTAACTAGCGAACCTGCAATTCGATCAGCACGCGTCGAATCAGTCGCTGCAACTGAAGAAGAAATTTCAGATTCGACAATCGAACCTGAAGCACCACAACCAACAGAAGGAGAAGACGAAGTGGAAGACACCGTCAAAGACGCTGCAACCGCCGAAACGGTTGAAGCCGCCCAGTCAATCACCGCAACCGCAAACGCGGTTGGTGGTTGGAAAGCAACACCACGCATTGAAATCACTGCTGCGAAGTACCTTGAAAATAAGGTTCTTGCTGCAACAGGTGACGAGACTGCACGTCAGTACGTTTTAGCAGCTGACAACACAACAGACAACGCAGGACTTGTTCCTACACGTCAGTTGTCAGAAGTTATCAACGGACTATCGACAACAATCCGCCCAAGCATTGACGCGATTTCTCGCGGTGCATTGCCTGACGCGGGAATGACCTTCGAAATTCCAAAAATTACAGTAGCCCCAACCGCTGCCGTTGTTGCTGAAGATGCAATCTTCAATGAAACAGACCAAAATTCTGCGTTCTTATCAGTGGACGTAAAGAAATTCGCAGGGCAACAAAAATTCTCGGTTGAATTGCTCACACGCACGTCGCCCCTCTTTTATGACGAATTGCTCAGAAACATGGTCGCGGCAATGGCTAAGGCGCAAGATAAGTACGTCAACGATCAATTAGTCGCTGGCGCAACTGCTGACTCAACTTCAATTGCAACATACCCAACAGGCGCAGAATTGCTTGGCGTAATCGCACGCGGTTCAGCAAGCGTTTATGCTGCAACTGCTGGTCTTGCTAATCCATTTGCACGCAACATGTTGGTGAACACATCACAGTGGTCAAACCTAATGTCATTGAACAACAATGGTGTGCCGCTATACAACGAAGTTACAAACCCAATGAATCAGCCAGGCGTTGCAACACCAACGTCACTTCGGGGACGTGTTGCAGGTCTTGATCTTTACGTCACTGCAAACACATCTGCAACAACAGACATTGATGATTCAATCATGATCATTAACCCTGACGCATACACATGGTACGAGGGAACTTCATACCAATTGCGCGCAGAATCAACCGCAGACGGTTCAATCACAGTCGGTGTTTATTCATTCGGTGCAGTGGCAACCAAAATTGGTGCTGGCGCATTCGGCGTAAATAAGACCTGATAACAACCCACTAATCATGCGGCGGGTTCTCCCGATCTCGCCGCAGCCGATCGAAAGGAAACGGACATGCCAGTCATTGTCACTGCGAGTCAATTGCGTACGGTGCTTGGCGTGTCCGTTTCACTTTATTCAGACAGTTACCTGGACGAAATCATCAATACCGCTGAAGCCGTGATTCTTCCAATGTTGGTTGCAAACACTTCAGCAATTGAGTCATACAAACTTGAATCAAATGTTGCGCACTTCTACACGCAACGCAATCACCATTTTGTTGCAGGTCAATCCGTCATTGTGACTGGTCTGCCAGCACCTTTCACCGCAACACACACCGTTGTTACCGTCACGCCTTATTCGTTCACCGCTGCATTGACTTCATCAAATGTCACATTGCGCGAGATCATTCCGACAGGCACGGCAACACTTCAAGGCTATTCAGCAGCTGATTTATACGCAACCAGCGCACCAATTGAATCTGCAATCCTGGCAGTTTCAGTTGAAGTCTTCCAGTCACGCGTTGCCGCAGGTGGACAGATCGAGGGCGTAGATTTTGCTTCAACGCCGTACCGCATGGGTCGAAGCCTGACCAACCGCGTGTCCACGTTGCTTATGCCATTTTTAGATGTTGAAACGGTCGTTCAATAAGTGCCAGCCAACGCCGTATCCGAAACCCGTGCAGCCCTAGCAAACGCCTTCAGTGGACTGGCTGCAAACATTTACCCAAGCGTTCCCGAATCACCAATTCCACCTGCAATCGTGGTCGTACCCGATTCGCCCTACATGGAAGTTGTGCTTATCGGTAAGTCAAAGACACAGGTCAAAATCAATTTTGCCATTTCGGCAATTGTTGCTTCAAATAGCAATGCAGGTTCGTTAGACAACCTGGAAAAACTCATCATAGGAATTCTTGCGGCAATGCCCGCAGGATACGTTGTTGGCGTTGTTGAAAAGCCGACAGTTTTGGAAGTAGGTCAAAGTCCAATGCTGGTGGCAGACATAAACGTTTCGACGTACTACACACAAACAACATAGGGGACAAAATGCCAACGACAATCATAACTGGTCGCGATTTAGTCGTGACCATTGCAACCGTTAACTACGACGCGCAGGCGACCAGCGCAACACTTGCGAATTCACCAACCGTCGAGACTTACCAAACACTAGACGGCAAGGCTTATAAGCACATTGACGACCAGTGGACTTTTGACATTTCAATGCTTGCTGACTGGGGCGCTTCGGGTTCATTGTGTGAAGCACTATGGACTGCATGCGAGACTGCACCAAATACAACACTTGCAGTTTCATTGACTGCGGTAACTGGTGCGGTGTTTGCATTCAACGTCATGCCAGTATTTCCAGCAGTCGGCGGGTCAGCACCTGACGCGCAGACAGTTGACCTATCATTCATAGTGGTGGGCACACCTTCAGAAACGTTCTAGTCACTAACAATCGGGAGACAAAATGAAACTACCAATCACAATTGAATATAACGACGGGACGCAGATAACCTACACGGCTGCGCCCCCTGAATGGGTACGTTGGGAAAAGCATTCAGGGCACACCATTGCCCAGGCGCAGGAAAAGATCGGAATTTCCGATTTGGTATTCCTTGCCTATCACGCCATGAAGCGAGAAGCAGCTGGCAAGCCAGTCAAGCCAATCGAAGCATGGACGGAAACTATTTCCGAAGTGATCGTCGGTGAAGCAAACCCAAAAGTTACCCAGTCGGAAGCCTAAGTCGAATCGTTTGGGAGATAGCCCTGGCAACGGGGCTATCGCCAAATGAGTTTGAAAGTGCCGAAGACATTTTGACGGTCATTGAAATTTTGGAAAGGCGGGCAAATGGCTAAGGAATCAATTTCCTATGACAAAGCGGAATTGCGCGCCATTCTCAAATCCTTCAAAGCAATGGACGAACAAGCGACCAAACAAGCAAAAGAGCAAACGTCCGAACTTGCTGAGTACGTTCGCGGCAAGATTATTGATAGCGCAGGGCGGGCAAACAATCGCGCAGCGTCAAGAATTGCCCAGGGTTCGAAGGTTTCAAAGTCGTCGAAGATCGGTGAAATTTCATTTGGTTTTGCTGCCCAAAAGTTAAGCGGCGGCGGTACGACGCAACAGGTTTGGGGCGGTTACGAATTCGGTTCAAATAAATACAAACAATTTCCAGTCTGGTCAGGTCGTGAAGGTCGCGGTTCTCGCGGTTGGTTTATTTACCCAACGCTACGAAGCGCACAACCTGAGATCATCAAAAAGTGGGAACAAGCGTTCTCCAAAATTGTGAAGGAGTATGACTAATGGCTGGCAGTCGTACCCTTAAACTTTCGATTCTTGGCGACGTTGACAATCTTAACAAATCGCTGAAAACCGCAGGCGGTGACGTTGATTCATTTGGCGACAAGATCGGCAAGGCTGGTGTAAAGATCGGCAAGGCGTTTGCCGCAGCTGCTGCCGCTGCTGGTGCCGCCGCAATCGCAATTGGTATTGAAGGCGTAAAGGCTGCCATTGCTGATGAAAAGGCACAAACACAATTGGCACTTGCGTTGGAGAATTCAACGGGTGCAACGAAAGCACAAATTGCAGCAACTGAACAAAGCATTCTTCAAATGTCATTGGCAACTGGTGTTGCTGACGACGAACTGCGCCCGGCACTTGGTCGCTTGGTTAGATCGACGGGCGACATTACAAAAGCGCAAGATTTACTTTCAACGGCGTTAGACATTTCAGCGGCGACGGGAAAACCTGTCGAAGCAATCGCCGTTTCGCTTTCCAAAGCATACGACGGGAACACGGCTGCCCTGGGTAAATTGGGTGTTGGCTTATCAACTGCCGAACTCAAAACAATGTCATTTGAACAGGTTCAAGGTCGCCTGACTGAATTGTTTGGTGGGGCAGCAGCCAAAAACGCAAACACTTACGCGGGACAAATCGCACGCGTTCAGGTTGCCTTCGACGAAGCGAAAGAAACGATCGGCGTTGCGCTGCTTCCAATCCTTGACACACTTTTGAAATTTATCAATCAAAACGCATTGCCAGCAATTAACGCATTTTCAAAAGCCTTCAGCCTGACCGACGGTGAAGGTTTTGGCAAAATAATCACCGACGTTGGCACGACATTGAAAAAAACATTTACACCAATCATTGAAGGCGTAAAGTCGGTTTTTGATAGCGTCAAAACTGCGGTCATGAATAGCAAGGACGAATTCAAAGCATTTTGGGACGTAGTCAAATTCATTGCGCCGTTGGTCGGTAGGGCAATTGGCGATTCATTGAAAGTTGTCGGTGACATTGCTGAAATTGTTATCACAATCATTGGCAAGGTTTTGGGTGCGATCAAACCATTGCTGAACACTGCCATTGACGGAATCAATGCAATCATTAAGGGATACAACGCAGTGCAGTGGGGCAAGGACGTGCCGCTAATTCCGAAGATCGGTGGCGGTTCAACCGCGACGGGTGCGTTGGGTAATTTTTCAATGTCAACGGGTGGCGTTATGACGACCACGGGCGTGACCACTGGTGGCGGAACTACAACATCAACCAGCGGGGTCACAGGCGGTGGAAGCACTGGTCTAGTCACTAGCGGTGGGGGCAGTGCAACAGGTGGGGTTGCGACAGTTGCCAAAAAAGCAGCTGAAGCAATCACCAACATTGCAGGCGCATTTGATAACTTCACCAGCGGCACGACAACCCTGGCAGGCATTGAAGCGGCTTCGAATCAGGCGTTCGCGTTCGGTACTTCAGGCGTTAACACCAACACCCTTGCGGGAATCATGGCAGCGTCAAGCCGTCCAAGCGTGACCGTCAATTTCAATGGCGTTACAACCGACCCTGAAGGCACTGCACGCGTTTTGGTGGACACTTTGAACAATTCCTACTATCGCGGGACAGGCGGCGCAACTAGCCTGCAAATCGCATGACACAGTGGACACCCGTTTGGAAAGTCGAAATCGACGGCGTTGAATACACTTCGGCGGTTTTGGCAAACCTGACCATTCAAAGCGGTCGGACGAACATTTACGAGCAGGCGCAGGCGGGTTATAGCAACATTCAATTGATCGACGTGAACCAGGTTGCAATTCCCGTCCACATCAATTCAACCATTTCCATTCAAGTCAAAAACACGTCAAACACATTTGTGCCAATCTTCGGCGGCAACGTCGTGGACATTGGTTTGGAAGTGCGCGACGTAGGTTCGACCATGTTCACGCAGACTTATTCGATCACGGCATTGGGCGCATTGGCACGTTTGCCAAAAGCCTTGACGAATGGCGTGCTTTCAAAGGACTTCGACGGTAATCAGATTTACACGATACTTTCAGACCTTTTGTTGAATACCTGGGCTGAAGTGCCAGGGGGGTTGACCTGGGCAACGTATGACCCAACGACAACCTGGGCAGGGGCTGAAAATGTAGGTTTGGGCGAAATTGACCAACCAGGGGACTATGAATTGGCAGCGCGTTCAAGCGATCGAACCGACGTGTATTCATTAGTTTCAGCATTGGCAACTTCAGGGCTGGGCTACATTTACGAGGACGCGCAAGGGCGGATTTCATACGCTGACGCAACGCACCGCAGCCAATACCTTCAGACAAACGGTTACGTTCAAATAACGGCAAATCAAGCCCGAGCAGCTGGTCTGCGCATTGCAACGCGCGCAGGCGACGTTCGAAACAATTTGACAATCAAATACGGCGCAACTAGCAGCGCGGAAAAATCTGCAAGTGACGCAACGTCAATTTTGAATTACGGCACACTTTCCCAAATCATCACCACAACACTTCACAATGCAACTGACGCGGAAGATCAGGCAGACTTTTACCTGGCACTTAGAAAAGACCCGCAGGCAATTTTCAAAGAAATTACCTATGACCTGACAAACCCTGAAGTGGACAACGCTGACCGTGACGCACTCATTGGCGTTTTCATGGGGTTGCCATTGGCGATCAATGATCTACCGTCAAACATGGGTTCAATCTTCCAGGGCTTCGTCGAGGGTTGGACGTTCCGCGCGGGTTACAACACCCTTTCGGTTTCGCTTAATCTTTCACCCGTTGCTTATTCATTGCAAGCATTGCAATGGGACGAAATTTCCAATTCATTTACTTGGTCGGGCGTGTCGCCAACGCTTGACTGGGCGCGTGCAACAATTGTCACCTGATAAGGAGAAAACATGACAAATCCAACCAGCAACTTCGGGTGGCAAATGCCCACTTCGACGGACTTGGTCACAGACCTGCCCGCAGACTTTGAAACATTTGGACAAGCCGTTGACACAACACTGGCAGACCTTAAAGGCGGCACAACTGGTCAGGTTTTGTCTAAGGCGTCAAACACTGACATGGACTTCACATGGGTTGCACCAACCGCAGGTGATATCGAAGGTATTACCGCTGGTGTTGGCATTTCGGGCGGTGGCACTTCGGGCACGGTTACCGTAACCAATTCAATGGCAACGGCGATCACAACAAACGGTGATTTGATTTATGGCACAGGTTCAGGAACATTCACACGCCGCGCAATTGGTTCAACAGGTCAAATTCTTACAGTTTCAGGCGGAGTGCCAGCGTGGTCAAGCCCTACGCCAACCGCAGACAATTGGACTTTAGTAAATGCGGGCGGAACAACACTGACAGGGGCACAAACCGTTACAGTTTCAGGCATTTCAGGCGCAAATCAAATCATGGTTTTGGTAAAGTCAGCTTCTTCAGTTAATGGTGCTTCAACAATTTCGGTTCGGTTAAATGGCGACACGGGCGCAAATTATTTTGCTTTTGGTATTTTGCAAATCAATGGTGCTTCTTACAGTGCGTCAAATTATTCCACAAGACAAGGAAACGCGCAGAATCAACTTGAAGTTGGCAAAATGGCAAACCTTGCAGCGTCAGGTGTTTCGGGTTATGTTTTATTAACTGGTTGCAACACGGCAGGTTTGAAAATGTTTACACAGGCTGGCAACTCAAATGCAGACGCAAATGAACACATTGCATTTTCAACTGGTGGTTATTACGCTTCAACGTCTACGATTTCAAGCGTTTCAATTTTTAGTTCGACAGGAAATTTAGACGCTGGTCAAGTCTTTGTTTACACAACGGCATAAGGAGAAAAAATGAAAATTACAGAAAAAGAATTTAACGTCGTCACAGGAGAAGAAACGATTTTTGAACGAGAAGAAACCGCGGAAGAATTGCAGGCACGAATTCAAGCCGAAGCCGAAGCAGAAACAGCCGCAGTTTTGCGAGCAGAAACAGCCGCAGCAAAAGCGGCAGCGCAATCCAAATTGGAAGCACTTGGGCTGACAAATGATGATTTGAAGGCGTTGGGTTTGTGAGCATTTATCCTGACGGCACAAATGCACGCCTTATCGAAATCGCAGCTGCTGAAGTCGGCACGATCGAAGAAGGCGACAACCTGACAAAGTACGGCAAATTCACAAAGGCTGACGGGTTGCCCTGGTGCGGTTCGTTCGTCAATTGGTGTGCAGCGCAGGCAGGCGTAAAGATTCATTCAGTTGTCAGCACTGCAATTGGCGCACATAAATTCAAGGAAATTCAACGTTGGTCAAGCATGCCGCAGTTGGGCTACCTGGCATTCATGGATTTTCCACATGACGGTGTTGACCGCATTTCACACATTGGAATTGTTGTCGGGCTGATCGATTTAAAGACATGTTTGACGATCGAAGGAAACACCAGCGGGACAGGCGACCAGCGCAATGGCGGCATGGTAATGGTGAAGGTTCGTTCATACGGTGAAGGCAAGGAAATTGTCGGTTTCGGCATTCCAAAGTTTGTTCCGTACAAGGGCGAATTTCCAAAGATCGAAATACCTACAACGGCAGCAAAGCCAAAGAAGGAGACGAAAAAATGGTCGAAGCCAAAGCCTTGATCGCGTCATGGGCGCGTTCATTCATGGCAGCAGCACTTGCCTTATACATGGCGGGCGTGACTGACCCAAAGACCCTTGCAATGGCGGGGGTTGCAGCGGTTGCACCAGTGATTTTGCGCTGGTTAAACCCAAACGACAAAGCCTTCGGTTCTACGGGGAAGTGAACCGACGATTCGCAGCGGCTGGCTTGGTTTGGGCACTTGCACTAAGCCAGTCCGCATGCGGGTATGACGGCTGGGTGCGCTATGAATGCCAAGAATTCGAAAACTGGTCAAAACCAGAATGCCAAAAACCGCAATGTATCCCGACTGGAACATGCACTGACGACCTACTTAGAATTGAATCGGAACAAACCCGCACGCCGTAAGTCACCCGAAGAAATCCACGCGCAGCTGATTTTGATAATTGGTTCAACCCTTGCTGCGGTGTTTTTAATTGTTACCGTGGGGATTACCTACGCACTCATTTTTGTCACGCAACCAGTCAGCGCGCAAGCACCCAATGACGCAGCATTTATCGATCTATTGAAAACCCTGGCAATTTTCTTGACTGGTTCATTGGGTGGGGTACTTGCTGGCAACGGACTGAAATCAAAGCCAAAGCCGCAAGACACGCCGACAAACACGCAAGGTTCTTGACCGCGCGCCAATCATGCGTCACCCTGAGTTCAGGTGGTAGCAGTTACCACCTAGAATCGGGAGAATTCAAAATGGTACTTGATCTATTAGACCCGCAAACGCTGGGTCGTTTGGTGCTTATCATCATTCTTATGGTGATTTCAGCCGCTGCGGGATACGCAAAAGGCTTCAAAGAAGGCAAGCGTGAAGGCATGGCACGACGTAAGGCAATTAGCCGTCACTTTTCAAACAAGGTGGCTGACTAATGGCGGGCTTCCTGGACAACTACGAGGACGTAGCGGCACGAATTAAGCGTTTTTGGGAAACACACCCAACTGGACGAATTGAAAATCACATTGTGGAATTCAATGCTGAAAAGGGTTTCATTCTTGTTCAGACTCAAATCTTCAAAGAGTACGAAGACGAAAAGCCTTCGGCGATCGACTACGCATTCGGCAACGTGGCAACCTACAACGTCCAAATGAAAAAATTCTTTTGCGAAGATACGGTCACGTCCAGCATTGGACGCGCCATTGGTTTGTTGCTGGGTACGGATAAACGTCCAACCCGTCAAGACATGGAAAAGGTCGAAACGATCAGCACAACCGTCGCAAAATCTACGGCTGACGACTATGACCCGTGGACAAAGAAATTTGGTGACGTGCCAAGTTTCAAGACCGCAGCTGAAGCCGAACAGTCAGGCATTCCGTCACTAGGTTCATCAATGGACGAAGTGGCAAAACAATTGGGTGGTCAACTAGTAGCCGAAGCACCCCAGTGCAGTCACGGTCACCGCATTTGGAAGCAAGCCCACGAAGGCGCACCAAAGAATTGGGGCGGGTATTTCTGCACTGAACGCACAAAGGCAACTCAATGTGCGCCTGCCTGGTACGTCCTTGCCAGCGACGGAAAATGGAAACCACAGATATGAGTGACTACGTCGAAATAATCTACCCACAAAGCATGACGGCAAAACTCATGCACAATGGTGAAGTAATTGCCGAATACAAAGTCGCACAATGCGACGGGTGTGCCCTGGTCATGAAGATCGACCCATTTGGTTACAAAATCGGGCAAGGCGGCGAAAAACTTGCCTGGTTGTGCGGTGGTTGTCGGTGAAAATGACATTGACGCACGCCGAACAAATGGTTTGCATGTTATCTGCGATCAAATGGGAAACCGATACAGGCAAAACAATGTCCAACCCGCAGCGATACCAAAAAGACCTTTCGACTTATGAATACCTTGTCGAAACCGCTGAAGCAATTGGCAGTGAATGGGTTGTTGCCAAATACTTCGATCTACCATTTGACCCGTATCAGCAAAAGTTCAAGGGAACGGCTGACGTAGGCAATGCAATCGAGGTGCGTTGGACTAAGTACGTTGCCGGGCAATTGATCGTCCATGAATACGATCGACCAGGCGACATTGCAGTTCTGGTCACTGGTCAAGCACCGCACTACTTCATTGCAGGGTGGATTCCAATTGCAATGGCACAACGCCCAAAGTATCGACACAGTAAGCAACCAAACTGGTGGGTCACTCAAATCAATCTCCAACCAATTGAAAATTTAAGGAAATCCAACTATGGACAAAGTGCAATTTGAATGCAGAAAATGCAAGAAGATCACGGTGCAGCTGGTTCACAAAATAACGGACAACCTGCCCGAAGGTGTGGAAGTAATTCAATGCACGAAGTGCGAAGTGATGGGGGTTGCACAAATAGGGACTTCAAATGCCAATCTATGAGTTTGAATGCACGGTGTGCAAAATCCGTGTTGAAGTGGATAAGTCAATCCACGACGAAAACCAACCAATCTGCTGCGGGGCAAACATGAGTCGAAGGTACTCAACTTTTGGCATTTCATTCAAGGGTCAAGGCTGGGGTCACCAATGAAGATTTTGAACCTTTATGCGGGTATCGGTGGAAATCGCAAATTGTGGGGCGACGATCACGAAATTATTGCGGTTGAGTACGACGAAGACATTGCGAAGGTGTATGCAGATCACTTTCCAAATGACACAATTATTGTCGCCGACGCGCACCAGTACCTGATTGACCATTTTAATGAATTTGATTTCATTTGGTCGTCACCGCCCTGTCAATCACATAGCAGCTTCAGACAAAACATTGGGGTGCGATTTAGGGGCGTTCAGCCAATTTATGCAGACATGAAGTTATGGCAGGAAATCATTTTCCTTCAATACAATTTCAAAGGTCAGTGGGTTGTGGAAAACGTAAAACCGTATTACACGCCATTTGTGCCACCTACGGCAGACCTGCAACGTCATTACTTTTGGGCTAATTTCGACATTGGCAACCTGGTGTTCGAAAAGGACAATTTGCGGGCTGCACAAATACCACAATTGCAAGAATTGCATGGTTACAACCTGGACGGGTACAAACTGCCAAACAAACGCCAGGTGCTTCGTAATTGCGTACTTCCAGCGTTGGGAAAACATGTATTCGATCAGGTGACAGTATGAAAAGTTATCCACAGAAGTTATACACAGGGTGCAAAAGGTTGTGGGACACGCCCAACGCCATGCGTAATGTTGTTAAACATTTGACATACGCGATACGATTTCTTCGCGAGAAGCGAACCGCCACCGCGGTTAGTTCGCTGAAGCGCAGAAAACGTTATGGGGCGAGTATTGCCATTTTGGCGGTTACTTCGACAGGGCTGATACACAATGCCAATGCAGCTAACTATTCAATAGATCATTTGAAACTTTATGCACATTCAAGGATTCTGGATTATAAAGAATTCCAGTGCTTCAATAAGATCATCACAAAGGAAAGTCGTTGGTCATACACTGCACGCAATGGCAGTCATTACGGACTGGGACAAATGAGATCGAAGCACTATCGTGACCTTGACCCTTATCGCCAAATTGACGCAACGATTCGCTATATTACAAAGCGTTATCAAACACCATGCAAGGCGTGGGCGTTCCACATTGAAAGGAACTGGTACTAATGGCAAGCGCATTGAAGGACAATGGTTCAACATCTAAGTGGCGAAAGATTCGTCAGCGTATCCTTCAACGTGACGGTTATACTTGCCAGTCATGCGGTGGAGACGGCAATTCGGTTGATCACATACTGCCACGCTTAGCAGGTGGGACTGATGACGACTGGAATCTTCAAACGCTATGCGGAAGTTGCAATTCTTCGAAGGGGGGTAGGTTTTTTAGCAGCAACCCGACACCCCTGACCCTTCCTGGTTTAATTTCCCCCTTAAACGACTCGAGAAGCCACGAAAATGACTGAGAAGGTCATAGAAGGTCACCAGAAGCCCCAAGAAGGCTTAAACGGGCTTCAAACGGTTTTGGGTAGGGACACAGACCTACAAATCCCGCTAATCGGCGTACAAACCCCACGAATTCACACGCCATTGAACGATTTACCTTCACGCGGGGGTGAATTGATCGACTTAGCCAGTGACCTGGGTATCGAACTCATGGAATGGCAAAAGTTTGCGCTGATTCACACGCACAAAGTCAAGGCTGACGGTCGCTGGGCTTCACCAGTCAACACGATCGTGGTCGCACGTCAAAACGGAAAATCATTCTTGCAGCTGATCAGAATTTTGGGCGGTCTTTTCCTATGGGACGAAAAACTGCAAATTGGTTCGGCGCACCGCTTGTCAACGTCCCTGGAACAATTCAGGGCAATGGTTCAAATGATCGACGGCAATGACAACCTGAGAAAACAGGTCAAGAAAATACGCTGGCAACATGGTGGCGAGGAAATCGAAACAATCACAGGCAATCGGTTCATTGTGCGTGCAGGTGGTTCGGCTGCCCGTGGTGTTTCCCGACCTTCGACGATTCACCTGGACGAATTACGCGAAATGAACGACATTGAATCGTTTGCGTCGCTTCGTTATACCCTTATGGCTGCAACCAATCCAATGGTCATGGCGTACACAAACGCGGGCGATTCTTCCAGCGTAGTGTTGAACCAGTTTCGCGATCGTGCCCTGGCTTCCATTGCAGGGGTCGAAGACGACATTGGCTATTTTGAATGGTCAGCACCAACCGACGAAATCAGCGTGGAGAATGCACGGCACGCCAATCCTTCAATGGGAACACTGATTCACGCGGACAACGTGCGAAGCGTTTTGAACGACCCCCCTGACGTGGTTATGACCGAAGTATTGTGTAGGTGGGTTGTTGCAATCAATAGCGCGGTGGACGCTGCCAGTTGGGGCAATTGCCTTGACAAAACGGCAGACCTTGATCTTGACAAACTCACCTGGTTGGCAATCGACCTTTCGCCTGATCGTCGCCATGCTTCATTGGTGGGCGCGCAAAAAATCGGCGGGGAACAATTCGTCGTGAAGTTACTTCACACCTGGCAAAATGACTTGCAGTTGGACGACAAAGCAATTGCAAACGATCTTGCAGACTACGCCCGAAAGTATCCGACGGAATACGTGCTTTACAGTCGCAAGACCAGTGCAGCCGTAGCCGCGCGCCTTGCACCCGCTGGCATTCCTATTTTCGACATGGACGGCGTTTATCCGCAAGCCTGCGACGAAATGTTGTCAGCGATCAATTCGGGACGTTTAAAACACCGTGGTCAGGCACAATTATCCGAAGAAGTTTTGGCAGCGGTGCAGTTGCGTCGTGGGGACGGCGGCTGGGTTATAGGAAGGCGTGCGTCACAATCGGTCGTTTGCGGCAGTGTGGCAGTCGCACTTGCGACACATTTTGCGACACGCCCAGAGAATGATCTTGACATCATGGTGGGTTGATCGTATAAGCCTGACACAATTTGCACATGGGATTTTTCGATCTATTCACGCCAAAGGTTTCGGCTGCCGTTCCAGTTGAAGCCACCAACGTGGACGCAGCTGCTATCGCGCCGTACTATTCAGAAGTAGGAAATTTATTCCTATTCGGCGGCGTGATAACGGCTTCGCGTGCCGAGGCAATGAGTGTTCCAACATGCGCACGCGCATTGGGAATCATTCAAACAATTGCGTCATTACCAATGCACACACGCAACGAAGCCACAGGCGAAAAGGTTTCACAACCGCGCGTGATCAATCAACCTGACCCACGCATTCCAGGCGCAACGTTTTGGGCATGGATTATTTCAGATTTATTTTTCTTCCCTTCGGCTTATGCACTTGTCATGGACAGATACGCAGACACAGGCAAAATTCGTGCAATGGAACGCGTTGCACCTGAACGCGTAACTATTCAGACCAACGGCATGGGGTACGAAATTGTTTCGTATCAGATCGACGGTTCTTACGTTGACCCTGCAAACCTGGTTGTTTTCCAGGGTACGCAAGAGGGTTTGCTAAGCCGTGCAGGTCGAACGATCAAGGCTGCTGCTGCACTTGAACGCGCTGCAATGAATTTTGCAGTTGAACCAATCCCACAAATGGTTTTGAAATCAAACGGCACATCATTGCCAGCAGATCGCGTTTCAAAATTACTGAGTGCTTGGCGCACGGCACGCGCAAACAAATCGACTGCGTTTTTGAATGCTGACGTAACACTTGAGACATTGGGTTATGACCCAAAAAATTTGCAGCTGAATGAAGCCCGCAATTATGTTGCACTTGAATTATCACGCGCTTGCGGTTTGCCTGCCTATTTCACAGATTCGCAACAGTCCAGTTTTACTTATTCCAACGCCTTAGACAAAAGGCGCGACCTGGTCGATTTCGCTTTTAGAAATTTTATGTCAATCATTGAGCAAAGGTTATCTTTTGCGGATTTCACCCCAGCAGGAAATCGCGTGTCGTTTGATTTAGACGACTTCCTTCGTGGCAATCCTTACGAACGCGCGCAGGTTTATGAAATCTTAAATCGTATCGGCGCAATGTCGATCGAAGAAATACGCGAGGAAGAAGACATGTTGCTATGAAAAAAGTAATTACACCAATGCAAATCACGGCGGCAGATTCAAACAGTCGCACAATTTCCGGGCGCATTGTAACGTTCGAAGAAACTGGTAACGCGTCAATTGGCAAGGTTCAATTTGCTGCTGGTTCAATTGAACCGACTGCGGTTTTGCTTAACCTTGAACACGACCGTACACGTCGAATTGGCAAAACACTTTCAATTGAATCAAGCGAAAAGGGAATTGACGCGACTTTTAAAATCGCTGAGACAACCGCAGGCAATGACGCATTGATCGAAGCGCAAGAAGGTTTGCGCGACGGTTTCAGTGTTGAAGTTTCATTTGACGAATACGAAACACTCAAAGACGGAACGGTTCGCATTCTTATGGGTGAATTGACAGGCGTTGCGCTAACTAGCGAACCTGCAATTCGATCAGCCCGCGTTGAATCAGTCGCTGCAACAGAAGAAGAAATTTCAGATTCGACAATCGAACCTGAAGCACCACAACCAACAGAAGGAGAAGACGAAGTGGAAGACACCGTCAAAGACGCTGCAACCGCCGAAACGGTTGAAGCCGCCCAGTCAATCA